TAATAATTATTTTTATTTTTTAACAAAAATAATCATTACAAATTATAATTATATTTTTTTAATTTTCTTAAAATTCCAAATCAATTAATTCTATTGTTTCTTCAACACTAGTAAGAGTGCTTTCGTCATCATAAAAATTCAACGTTCTTGCGCTAGGGTCATCAGTATTAGTGTACTTTGGCATCCATAAATATGGTATTATACTAGTACAATTTGGATAAAAATCATCAAATATTTTTCTATAATAATATTTTTCTGTTTCTATATTTGCTGTAAAATTATAAGAAGAAGTTTCACTTAACTTATTCGCAATTTTTTCTTGAAGTATTGTGTATAAAGAACGTCCCTTAGTACTTACACCATCACTAAATGCTTCTTTTTTTCTAAACAAAATCGCGTCAGGTAAAATATTATATCCTCTAGAATCAGTATAGTCGCTAAAACTCTCTCGTAAAAGATGTTTTTCTATGTGTTTTAAATTGTTATGGTTTCTAAAATATGGAGGAATAGACAAAACATAATTAGCGAAATTTCTGTCTAAAAATGGTGTGCGTGGTTCAAGTCCATTCGAAGAAATTGACTTATCTGAACGCAGTACATCAAATAGATAAATATCTTTTAATAGTCGTCTCGTTTCACGATCAAATTCAATATCATCAGGACATTTATTCATATATAAATATCCGCCAAACAATTCATCAGAACCATCACCATTAAAAATTACTTTCGCTTGTGAATGTTTAGCGATGTATTTTCCTAGCAAATAGTTACCAATGCTTGCTCTAACTGTCGTCGTATCATAACTTTCTATAGCTTTTATAACTTCAGGTATAGCATTAAACATATCGTCTTCTGTAACAATAACTTCTGTATGATAAGAATTTATCCATTTAGACATAATTCTCGCATATTTAAGATCTTCAGAGTTTTCTAAGCCAATACTATAAGTTTCAAGAACCTTGTTATCCATATTAACGCGATAAAAATCCGCTACTAGTGCGGCTATTAGACTACTATCTAAGCCTCCAGATAACAAACAAGCTATAGGTCTTTCTGTAGTGATACATCTTTTATTTACAGCACATATTAGATACTGTGATACTCCCGCATAAAATTCATCAAATAACATTACAATACTGTTAAAAGAAACCCTGTTATAAGGAAATGATGGAGTAAAATAAGTAATATTTTCATTGTGAGGTTCCCAAGTTGAATTTACTACATTTGATAAACAGAAAACACTATAGGTTCCTGGTTTAAACTGTTCTACAGTGTATTGAGGAATATTTAAATTATAAAATTTTTCTAAGCACTTCAATTCGGAAGCAAAACCATACATATTATAATTTTTAATGTAATTATGTTTCAAATAATATAAGGGTCTTACTCCAAAAGGGTCCCTCGCGACATACACATTATTAGTTATATTTTCCTGTATGCGATTATCATATAACACAAACGAGAATACACCATCTAACATAATAAGAGTTTGTTCGATACCATATTTTAAATATAAATGAATAATAACTTCACAATCTGAACCCGTTTCAGGTTCTACATCCATATATTTATACAATTGTTTATAATTATAAATTTCTCCATTACAAATTAATATGACATCATTAATAACTAACGGCTGATTGGATTCTTCATTTAGTCCATTAATAGCCAACCTATGAAATCCTAGTGTCATTTTTATATACTTTGTTTCTAATTTAGAAAATTCTGGTCCTCTTTCTTTGCCCTTCATAAATTCATTATAAATTATATCATTATTTGGCAAATTGTTGCTAAAAATATGACTGTTTAGGAGAGCAAAAATACCACACATATTTATATTTATTATAATTACATAAAAATCTTTATGCTCTTTAATTATAATATATATTTTTATAGTATAATATTTTAATAGTATAAATATATATAATGTCAAACGGATATTGTAAAAATGAGATAAGTAATTCAAAAATACACGAAGAAACAAATAAAAGAATATATGACAGAAATATTCCATCAAAAATGTTACAACCTTATTTAGATGTAAGGCCGGTAATGACAAAATATTCATATTTTCCTATTGTAGATCCTAGAAAACAAATAAATTACAATTTGAAAAAACAACCAACATATAACGTGCATAATACTTTTAATCCAGGAAATACTCAGTCTCCTTGGTCTGGATTTGCTTCAAATATAAATACCGAATCAGAGTTAAGAAACCAAATATATGCTCTTCAAAAATGTAGCCAATCTGTGTATGTACCAAATAGTAGTAGTGACTTATATGAATATGGATTTCGCACGAGGGTGCAACCAAATCCACACGACCTGTTATTTCAAAATGAAACATTTCCAAGTTTCGATCCTAATCCTAATAAAGAAATAATAGGAACAAATATATTTATGAATTCAACTAGACTCCAATTAAAGGATATGACGAGACAAGATTGTTGAAAGTTAAATAAGTCAAAATGGGTTCGCTAACTTTAGAAAAATGCATAAAAAAAAACATCATACAAAAAAAAGAAAAATATCTATAATTTATATGAAGACGGTAACTAAAAAAAAGAGAATGACAAAATCATACAATTTAAATAAATACCGCATCTCAAACACAAATAAAAAATACAATAAAAAAGGAGGTATATTCAACAACAGTAACAATGATAATAAAAAGACAAAAAAAGTAAATTGTAGTCCAAAACCAAGTGATGAAAAAAATAATTATAGTTGTTACACGAATAAATCGTTAATTAAATTAAGAGATATGTGGAATGCTAGACACCCAGATTCAAAAATAAACGTAAGTTCTCCAAAAGAAATACATCGTATTTTAAGTGAAAAGTTAATAGGCTCGTGTAATAAAGAATCGTGTTGGTTAAAACAAAAAGCTGATTTTGGTAACGTAAGTAATGAACTCGTAGAATCATTCGCACCCTTATCGCCTCAAGAATGGAAAAAAAACCCAAATGAATGGCTATCAAGTGAAGATATAATAAAAGTAATGAAACAATACGAAAAAGCATATAAATGTTTTGACTTTATAGGTCCAACTCCTATAGATTTTGACAAAAGAAAGTTATATGGTGAATGTGTTTGGGATGAATTATGTAATTTTGATTTAAAACAACAAATACGGGATGGAAAAACAAAAATAGGAATAATATTTAATACCGATACTCACGACAAACCAGGACAACACTGGATATCTATGTTTATTAACATAAAAAAGAAAAATATATTCTTTTTTGATAGCACAGGAGAAAAACAACCAAAAGAAATTACAACTTTTGTAAAAAGGATAACACAACAGGGATTAAATTTAAAGCCAAAAATAAATTTTAAATATGACAGTAACGAAGGTATAGAACACCAATATGGTAATACTGAGTGTGGCGTGTATTCATTATATTTTATAGTTCATATGTTAGAAGACAAAACAACAGAACACTACTTAAAAACACATATATTAAAAGATGAGTATATAAATAAATTCAGACATATATATTTTAATGAGTCACTATAACAACCACTAAAAAATAATAATAATAAATATATAAACATAATATTATATAATTATTATTATGAGTAATTCTACTTTTTTATCAAAACAAAATATTTCAATGTTATGGGATGTAATAAGCGACGAAGATTTATTCAAATATTTGACTAAAGAAAATCAACATAATATAATAAATATATTTTCAGATAACTTGAAAAACTTTTACGAAGCAGAAATAAAAAATAAAAGTAGCTTAATTGATATGAATAAAAAATATGTATTAATAACATTAAATATTATAAAACAAAATTATCAAGGAAAACAGCCAAATAAAATAAAAATACTTGAAGAAATCTTGCCTAATTCTCAAAAGAATTTAATTACTTATGAAGAAATACAAAATGAAAAAAAAAGTCAATTTGAAAAAGATTTAAACAAACGCAAAGAAGAATTAACGAATTTTATGTCTATTAGCGTTCCACCTGTTCCAGAATTTAAAGA